TTGCACCGGCTTGAGTGCCATCACAGTATCGAGTCCGGACGGTAGCGGGGTAACGTCAGTCTTGTCTCGCGCATCGGACAACGCGGTGATGCTGGTGACTTGGCAGCGCAACGTGGTGATGCTGCTATTGCCGAGGGTGACGGTATTTGACGTTGCTTGGGTTGCAGTTTTCGCCTGATATCCAATAACTATGTTGTTGTCACCAGATAACGACGTGACAGTATCCCATTGAGATATGTAACCTATCGCAATGTTATATTGTCCGCTAATCGCAGTGCCGGCGCTCATCCCGATAGCGGTAGTATAGTTTCCAGATGATGACCCCGCTCCATTACCAACCGCTGTCACTCCGTCTTTCGCTATGTTGGTAGCTGCTGCGCCGAAGCCAACAGCCACGTTGGCAGTCCCGGTCGTTTCTACTGCTAGTGCGTTGTAGCCAAATGCCGTATTTGGTCCTGCTACTAGACTTGCTCCAGCGGTCACGCCAGTAACAACATTGAATCCACTGCCCGTGGCTGCGAGTTTTATACCATTCACACTCGTCGCTGTAGCAACACCCAACGTCGGAGTCACCAATGTTGGCGAGGTGGCAAACACCAGCGCGCCGCTACCTGTCTCGTCCGTCACGGCAGACGCCAGATTCGCGCTGCTCGGTGTCGCCAGCCATGTCGCAACGCCAGTTCCTAGTCCAGTAATGCCGCCGAGGGCGACGGCCGATGCTGCACCGGCAGTCAAGCCTGCGGCCGTGCCGCTGATATTGGTGCCGACCAGTGCAGATGGTGTGCCAGCATTTCCGTTGAACAATACAGGAGCACCAGCCGATCCGACATTGACAGCCAGTGCAGCGGCCACACCCGTACCGGGCGTTATGACGCTCGGGATACCGGTAGGCGACACTACAAGCAGGCCAGTACCCCCCACCACATCTAATGCTGTACCGGCGGCATTGACGTACGCGATCTTGTAGGCATTCGCCGTCAGTGCCGGCAGCTTGCTAAAGCCAGCGGCAATGGCGGTAAATTCGGTACGCATCGTTGAGGACGTGATCTCGCTGCCGTCAGTCGGACTTCCGGACGCATTGTAAAAATCGTTTGGCATTATCGTATCCCCCGACGAGGTGTGTAGTGGATGATGAGGCTGTTGATCGTGAAGGACGCGGTGTAATCGGTATAGTTGCTGAATGCGATGGCGATATTCTCGGCCGTACCTTGTAGCTCGACCTCACTCGGGAACAACGTGCGGCCGTCCCATACCAGACCGCTGTCCCATGTATAACCGCTGTCCCACGTGACATTTGCATAGTTCGCCGAGTAGCTGGCAGAGGCTTGCGGTGCAATAAGCGGCGAGCCGTAACCGAGGCTGTAGCTGACGTTGAGTGCGGCAAAGGTTGAACCTGTGATCTCAGCCGACGCCTTGCGGAATCGCTTCAGCAGACGCGGCGACTTCATCGAGTTGTAGTTGAGCGTGATGTACGAGTTGATCGCCGTACCGTCGAAGCTGGTGCCGGCGTCGAGGCGATGCACATACCCGCCTGACGATCCGCACAGCGTGATCTCGGTGCCGTCGCTTTCTTCACCTTCCCACGTGCAGAACACGGGGTCAGGGAAATACACAGGCATCGCGCCGATGAACTTGTTATTGACGATCGTGCAGTACAGCCCGTTGCCATTCGAGAAGAACAGACGGAACTGACTCTTCTCGCGATTCACCGCGCAGGCAGTAGCGTACTGGCGATTGGCAAGAATGAACGGTCGGATGTTTGCCGACAATGACGCCTGCGTGAAGTTACCATATGCCAGCGTGGCGGTAAGGCCGACGACACCGCGATCATCCAGCGTGTAGGCACCAGCCAGATTGGCTGACATGTACGCCAGCGCGCCGACACCGTTGTTGTAATTGACCAGCTTGAAGTCTGCTGTCGATGAGCCGTACAGAATCTGCGTGTTGTTGCGGGTCTGTACTAGCAGTGCGCCGTCAGCCTGTGATCCGGTCAGGATCGTGTAGTTCGTGATCGTCTCGCCGGCCGATATTTCAGCAGCACCCAACACGACTGTCCAGCCGAACGGATCGCCGATTCCGCCGATCTGCACGCTCGCGTCGAAGGCATAGATCAAATGCTTTTTGAATGCGACAACATGATCCGGCGTGTCGACCGTCATGCCAGTATGGATCGGCGCATAGACCGTGCCGTCAAACTCGAAGCCGGGATTCACACCATCGCAGCCGTAAATTTTGGAACCGGAACCGAAGTTCTCAACGACCATTTCGTACCGGCCGCTCGGCGACAGCGTGATCTGCGTCTGAATTCCCGAGAGCGTGAGCGTCGCGCCGCTGACACTGACCGTCGCAGCACCGGCCGCAAAGTTGCCGCCACCCGGCGTCGCAATGACCGTCGTGCCAGCCGCCGTGCCGGTCCGTGCGCCCGCACGTTTGACGACGCGATGGATGGTGGCCGTCACACCACCTTGCGTGAGTACCTGCCCTTCTACCGGTGTTGCTGTTCCACCGGCAGTGAATGTGACCTCCTTGAACAACGTGACCGTCTGCCATCCCGATGCGCTCGATTTATGGAGCACGCAGGACGCGCCGCCTACTGCATTGCGAAACGCATACACCGTGCCGCCGAAATACACGACACCACGCACCGGGCCTTCACCGGGCACAGGATCGATCAGCGCGCGATAGTACGCTGCGGCCAGCGTGCTATACACGGCCGCCGACTGCGCGTTGCTCGATGAGTTGGTAGTCGATGTGCAGACACCGACTACAGTCGCACCGTCGCGGATATTCTCACCGACCGTAAATGTGCCGGTCCGTGCGGTGACGACAAGGTAGCCGGTCGGCGTGGCAATGATCGTCGCGGTCGCGCCCGATGTCTGCCCGTTGATGACCATGTTGAGCGCGACCGTACCGCTGAGTGTCACGCCGAGGATGGTGTAGGTTGCAGCGGACGGTGCGGCCTGTCCGTCATACCGTTCGTATCCACCGATGCGGGTGTAACCGCCCGTGACGGCCGCTTCAAAATTTACAGAGTTGCGAACGACACCGGGCTTGAGCGATAGCGTCGGCGTGATTTGATCCAGCCCGCCACTCAGCGAGATTGCATCGTAAATCACGCGCGGCATGTCCATCGGCTTCATGTCATTTACCAGCCGGCCTAAGCCAGCGGGCCTCCCATGCGGATCATCGGCAGTTGATCGACTTCGAGCATCGACCGCAGGACGGTAAATTCGTTCTGGCCGCGTTGATACGACTCGCTGGCCGCCTCATATCCGCCATACAGCATCAGCGCACGCCACACGATTGCCATGTGGAACCGCTCGGGCATACCCGGCTCGGTCGCGTCGTCAGCAAGCTCAAGCGCGCGGTGGAAATAGTCGTTTGTCACGGTGTAGTTGCCATCGGACACCGGGCCGAATGCCAGCGTGTTTGCCGGCTCGATCGTGAAGACCATCGGCCGTGATTGTGCAGTACGCAACGCGCCGTACAGATACGCATTACGGAAGTCGTCGTATTCAACGAAGTCCATAAAAACTTCAGCGATGTTGCCCGTCGCTGTCGGGTAATTCCGTGCCGTGTCGAGGCACCATGTCGCCACGTCGGCATCAGTCGCAGTGTAACCGCCAGACTGTCCGGCAACAGTTATGATGGTGGCCGACTTGCGCATCCAACGCCAGTTGGGCTGCGCAGTCTGGATGCTCATCCACGCAGATTGAATCCAATTGACGACTCGCAGCAACTCGCCCGTCTGACCGGCAGTTGCAGTCATGTGGCTGGCAGTGATGCCGGCCTCATCGATCAGACGGTTGCAGAGTTGCAGGAGATTCATGACAGTCGTCCTTAGCCTTCAGCCATCAGCTTGTTGAGCCACGCAATGCCGCGCGGCGTGTCTTCCAGCACCGAGAACGGGAATTGCGCCGATGTGGTGCGGATCACTTCGTTCTGCGGGTCCAGCGACTCTTCCGGCTGTTCGTGCTTGGTCTGCACATTGATCGGTTTCGAGCGGGCCAGCACTTCCACGAACTTGCGGCGCATGATCCACGGGCGGCCGACAGGCACCCATTCGGCCTTGCCATTGACATACAGGTCGATGATCTTGCGCGGGTTCTTTTCGGTCAGCGGCTCGACGCGAATCTTGACCAGTTCTTCCATGAACATCAGTTCATCGAAGTCGGTCTTGGTGAGCGGAGCGGTGACAGGCTCGATCTCGATCGACTCGCGAACGATGGGCTGATCCAGCGGCGGCATGTGAAGGACACCGGCACCTTGCTGGCCGACTTCCATGTCGGCGGTATGTGCGATCTCTTGCATGTGATTCTCCTTTGTGGGTGGGTACAACACAGTCCCCTGTTGCCAAGGGGCTGTGTTGAGTCACCGTACGGTTAGGACGTTTGCGGACGGGCAGGCAGGGTGAAGATGTTGGTATGCGTCGCGGTCATGCCGGTTGCATTCCAGTTGCTCGATCCGAAGGTCCACGTACCGGAAAGCGTCGAGCCACCCTTGAGGATGGTGTAGGCGAACGGGCAGATGCCATCGGGGATCGACGGGAACTGCGGCGCAGTGATGAACGCGCCGGCCGAATCGAGGTCTTCGGTCGAACCCTTGTAGCAACTGACCGTACCGGACGAATTCAGACCCCACACGACGACGGTGCCTTCATTCGCCGTCAGGGTCATGGCGGCACCGGTCGTGCCGTCCGTGGTGGGAGTCGTACCATCGGCGACGGCGGCCTTGCGATAGGCTTTGCCGGCAATGGCGAACTCGATGATTACCGTGGTGTCATACACGGTTTCAGCGCCAGTTCCGGTCAGAAGACCGGAATTCGACGCCATGGTGACAGGGGCGAGTGCGAGGTTATCCATGGTTGCTACTCCTTAAATGAGAACGGTGGGGTCGAACGCGCCGAGCGTATTCACGTAAGCGGCATTCGGTGCAACGGTGACATCATCGAGGGCGGTCGTGCCGCCGACGAAGTTGCCAGTACCAGTGGGGTTGATGACGACAAAGCCGAGCATCGCCTTGCCTTCCGGGGTTTGCGGGAACTTGACGGCCGCCAACGTCGCACCTTCCGTTCCCATCGCGCTCGTCAGCGTACCGGCCGAGTCGATGTAGAAACAGTAAATGTTGAACTTGGCATTGGTCACGGTGCCAGACAGCGCCGCCATGTCGGTTGCCGCACCCTTGGTTACGAGAATGCCATTGGCAATACCGTAATAAGCAGCAGCGCCCGTCTTGACGATTGCCGAACCGCCTGCCTTGATGGCAAGACCGGCAGACGACAGCGACTGGCTGATGTAGCGATCGGCAAGCGGCTTGACGGAAAACAGCACCGCCTTTTTGTCCGCAACCGATGCCATACCCGCGAGGAATTGCGTGATGGAATTGAGCATGTTGGTTTCTCCTTTAGAGACGAGCCGAGTCGCCCCGGCCCGCACTCATTACAGGTCGGTCACGCCGACGTTGGCGACGGCCAGCCAGCCCGAGTTTTCCACCAGAGCCGCTTTCCACCAGATCGTGCCGGCATAGCCGCGCTGGCCGAACGGATCGCTCTTCGACTTCTGACCCGGAGGCAGGAAGGTCGGATCGAGCGATTCCTTGCCACGCACGGCAACCTGCGACCACGCATCTTCGGCCGCGATGATCAGCGGATACACGTCGATGCTGGTGCCGCTGGTCGATTCGCAACCGGTCGTTCCGATCGCAGCGCCTGCGTCCTGATAGGACGGCAGATCGGGCGACGTGACGAAGCGGAAGCGCTCGCACTTGCCGATTTCGTTGGGCATCGGCGTGCCGCTGGCGTACTTCTCGACCGGCGTGAAACCGGGCAGATCGCGAATGTCCGGTTCCAGATCGGTGTGGCAATACACGATGAAGCCGGACGAGACAGCATCGGTGCCGTACTGATTGGAGGCCGACAGCACGCGCGTCACGCTCTTGCCGTGGTTCGCCTGCAGGGACTTGACGATCTTGCGGATCAGCGGCAGCGTGAGCTTGCCATTGACGGTGCTGCGGCTGGAACCGGTGCCGCCGTACCACTGATTCGTGCTGGCCTTGACGATGCCATAGATGATCATCTCGTTAACCAGCGCGACACGCTCGCCGATCTGTTCCTGCATTGCCTGCGGAATGTCATCTTCGTACAGGTCGTAGGTCTTGTCGGAGAAGCCATACAGGCAAGAATACTGCTGCATGACAACGGACAGGTCCATCGGCGTGATGCTTTCCGGCGGGACAGTGATACCTTCCTGCGTCAGATGCGCATTGACGAGGGTCTGCGCGCGGTCGCCGGTTCCGTTGGCGAAGAACTGGTTGGGCGATGTCGTGGTGGCACCGTACGGAACCCAACGGCGGGCGACGTAGGTGTCCGAGTTGTTCTTCGGAAACTTGACCTGACGGCCGCCTTTGGCGAGGACTTCCACCGGAACGGCGTGCTTGAGAATCTGACCCTTGAACTTGTTGATTCGGCCGGGGGTCAGGGTAAATGTTTGCATACCCATGATTTATGCTCCTTGAATGACGATTATGGCGACTTGAATCCGGAATTGAATTCGTCGTCGTCGGTTGAGCGAGCATCGGGCGCTTGCCCTCCGCTGCCGGTTACATCTACTGCGGCGTCGAGAACTTCCCTTCGCCCCTGCGCCTTAGCCTTCGCTGCCTTGAACTTCGACAGCGCGTCCGTGAGGACGGCGGCGCTATACGTTGACTCGACTTTGGTGGCATATTCCTTCGGTTGCGTCTTCAGCCACTTGCGAAACTCAGTGTCAGGAGGCGCTTCACCCTGCTTCGTAGGGATACCGATGGTTTCACGCCACTTTTCATCGAAGGCGTCAAGCGTCTCTTCGGCGATCGTGCGACGGACGCGCAGTTCGATAGCGGCCTCATCGACAACAACCGGCGAAGGTTGGGCGGCAGCCGGTACTTCCGGTGCCGGGGGGCGGGTGTTCAGTACGTCGACCAGTTTCTGCAAGGTCTTGTACTGTAGCTCGGCCATCTCGGGAAACTCAGCCGCCAGATCAGCGACAATTTCCTTCGACAGTTCGATCTTCCCGCCAGCAGGAGCGGACGACTTCAACTGATCGAGCACGCGCTCGATACCGCCGATCTTGCCGAAGGCTGTACCGAACTGCTTTTCCAGTGCGCCGCTGATCTCATCGATCCGCGAGACACCATCCAGCAACCTCCGATACTCGTCTTCAGGAATCTGCGCCATCTTCGGTTCGTCAGCGGCCGGCACGACAGGTGTTACCACCTTGTCATCAAAACCACCATTGAACGCAGCGGCATCCTCTTCCGCTGTCGGTGTTACAACTTCCTCGATTTCAGGGTCCATCGTTTTGCTCCTAGTTGTCAACGACCGGCGTTACCGTGGGTCGTCATTCCTGCCGTGGTCCGTATGGACGGCGGCACCTACATCCCCGAGACGGAAATATCCGGCTCAGGAAATTCCATTGCAATAAACTGTTTCACTTCATCGATCCGTCCGCGCAACAGGGCCGTCGCTTCGGCATCCAGTCGCGGGTTGTCGTTCTCCACGCGCAACTGTGCGAGCCGTTCGGTGTAATGCGCGCGCAGCGCATGCCATAGCGGATTAGTCTGTTGTGCTTCGGTCAGTTTCATCACGCAAACCTCTTCAGCTTGTACGCCGTGCGCTGGTACAACGCGACGATGTTGTCGAGCAATGCAAGCAACGACGTATCTTCAAGACACACGTCATCGCGTGTCGCCTGCATCCAGTCGATGTCGTCCTGCATCTTTGCCTGCATGTCGAAGTCACCGAGCGGCAACGTAACATCGAAGTCGCCGACGATATCGAACTGTCCTTGGTACGCTTCGACCAGCGTATCGACCAGCCCCGGCAGCGCCGTATAGAACTCACCGAGCGCAACATGCACCGCGTAACTATCGGTGCGAAAGTGCTCACGATGCGCGGCGTCGCGCATGGCGAAGGTACGGGAGATCAGTTCATCGATCATTGTGTAAACGCCTGTCCGTTAGGGGCATGCTGCGGCGGCTCGGCAGCCGGTGTTACAACCTGCTTGCTGCCAGTCTTGCCGCCCGTCAGCGCCAGTTCCTTCTGCGTCCGTAGCTTGAGCACCGTATCGGCGAGCTTGCCCTTGATCTGCTCAAGTGTCTGCTGGTTTCGGTTCGCATACTCGATCAGGGCCAGCTCACGACGCACAGCCAGTTCTTCCCGGCGCGACATGAACTCGGCTTGCGTCCGTTGTGTCTCGGCCTGCACATACACGGCGTCGCGATCGGTATCCTTCTGGATGCGGAACTGCGTCGACTTCTCGCGCATCTCGGCCGCCTTCAACTGCGCCTCTGCACGAATCTGCGCGGCCTGCACGGACGGTGCGGGCGGCGGCTGCCGCTTCGCCATCTCCTGCTTTTCTTCATCGGTCAGCTTGAGCGAACGATAGTCAATCCGCTTGCTCTTCAAGAATTCTTCCATCACGCGCGCCGGACTCAACTCGAAGGCCGGATTGAGCGACGGTTCGACAAGTTGCTGGATGATCTGATCCTGCAGCGCCCGCTCGACAAGTGCCACCGATCCATGCGCGTTGATCTGGAAGTCACCCTTCTCATCGATCGGAACATCCGGATCAAGCAGTAACCATTCGTAATAATCGGTGATCAGCGGCTCGGTGATCGTGTCATCGCATGTCGTCGCGATGCTGCGCAGCAACTGGTTGGCATTGTTGTTCTGCAGGGCTGCCGCACCGAACGTATCGGGCGTTGACTTGCCGCTCTGACCCTGCGTGATGAGCGGGATATTCGTGCTTTCTTCGGCGATACGGAACGAATACTCGATGATGTTCATCAACGACTTTTGCATGTCGGGAATTTCGACAGTCGTGAATGCTTTGGTCATGTCATCGATCGTTGCCGTCGCCGTCTTGCGCCATACCTTGTTCGGCGTTATGACCCACTTGCCATCAACAGGCACGAGGGATGTCGAATCGATGATCAACTGCACGCCGGCCGACTGGCCCGCATTGGTGAGCATGGCGCGCGTGGCACCATTGCACATTGCCTGAGCGGCAGCCGCCTGCTCGGCAATACCGACGCCTGCCCAATGACCGGCACGACGACGCCACGGGAACACACGGTACGGGAAGCGTCCAGTCTCAAGCGGATTGAGCACAACGCGCACAACCTTGTCGTTGATCAGCGTGGCAATGACAAAGAAATTTTCCTTGTCGGCTGCGCACTTGCTCGCCAGTCCTTCGTTCGCGGCCATCAGATCGGCGCGTGACAACTCACCGTAAAAATGGAAGACCTCGAAGCGGCGCGCTCTGATCTTCGGATCGTCTTTGGCATTCGGATTGGACTGACCGTCATCGCTCAGATAGCATTTCGACGGACCTTCCTTCAGTACAGCATCGATCTGATCCTTCAGGTATCCGTTGTCGGGCAGCTTACCGACAAGGGCCGGCGACATGTAGTCGCGCTCGAAGCAGTACGAACCTTTGGTGATGTCCTCACCGCAGGCCGGATCAGGAAAGAAATTCCACGGATCGACTTGCCGCTCGCCGGGTTTCTTTTCCTTGCGTATCTCCATGGCGATGCTGCCATCATCCTGCTTGATGACAGCGGTCGCCGTACGGACCTCAACGAACGGACCCTTCAGGATACCGACGCCGATGCGGGCACCATCGAACAGCACCTTGCGCATTTCGACGGCGTGCTTCGCTTCAACCAGCCAGTCATAGATGCGCTTCTCGGCAGCCTTCGCTGACGTGGTTGCCTTTGCGATAACTTCGTTCACCTGTTCCAGACTCGTCAGCGCCTGCGGTGCGGGCGGTGCGCCACCGATTAGCGGCTGCTGCGGCATACCCTGCGGTGCGACAGGCTGCGGCTGCTGCACAGGCGGCTCGCCTTTCTTCAGCATCTCGCGAGCGGCAATCAACTCAGGCACGGGCGTCGGGTCAAAGGCGAACGGCTTGTCATCCATCGGCAGCAGCAACTCGGACACCTTGGCATGGCCGGCATCGACATAGCGTGCGGTAAGGGGGATGAACACCGTGCTGCGGTTGTCATCGACGGCGGACGTGCCGCGCGACAGCGGGCCTTGCATTGACGTGGGTTTTATCCACTTGCCGCCGTTGGCGAACTGTGAACGATTGACATCATCGATGCCGAGATACGCCTCTTCGGCAGCCTTCCAGACATCCTCGATACCGGATGCCTTGCGCCCCTTTACAGCATCCTCGCGCAATTCAACAAGTCGCGTCTGCAGCGCGGCTAGGCGGTCGTCCAGTGACTGCGGCTGTTCGTTCATGGCGATCAAGATAACCTATTGGATGTAAATGGTCAATAGCTATTAACTATCGCGTACCGTCAACATGTTTGTAGCAGGCAATCAGGGCTTCGTCTTGCCCTGCAGCGGCTGCGGCGTACCGTTCAAGAAACTCCGCATGGCGTCTTGCCAGTTCAGCCCCGTTGCAGTCCTTGTGGTCAGTTCGGGCGGTTGCGGGCAGGTCGACGGGGCGCTCGGGCCGGTCGCGCAACCCATCAAGAGCAGTATCGAGATTCCGACGAACGCCGGCCATTTTGACTTCGTAGTTTCGTGCAGTTTCATTGACGACCCCTTGCCACATGGTTTCCTTCGCACGGGCGGCTTCCGTGGCTTGCAGCCGCTCGGCGGTAATCTTGGTGGTCCATCTTGCATCGGCGCTGTTGTTGCCCTTGGCGTTCCAGTAGAACCCGTTGAGCACGAAGGCAAGCACCGTAGCGAGGATGATGTACGGATTCATTTTGTCTCCGTCGTGGTTGTGGTTGTGGTCTGCGCAGCCTGACCCCCGGCTGCAACATTCGGATTCCAGATGAGCCGCGCAACAACCGGCGCGATCCACGATGCAGCGTAAATCGCGTAGTATCCTTCTGTCATTTTTCCAGCGATAGCGTAATAGACGAAAAACCACGTCGTTGTAATAAAAGCACCGAGCATGACGTGTGCAGACTTTGATGTCTTGCCGTCCTCCATCAACAGATCGATCCAGTCGTACCCGTTGGATGTAGTGCATTGCACGCGGCGCAACTCGCGTATCGCAACAAGAACCAGCAGCAAGAACGACAGCGCCAGCAATAGCTTTAGCGTCGTGGCTGAAATGGTGTATGCGTCTGTCATTATGCGTTACTCCATATCTGCTGCTTGGCCGCTTCGAGCGCACCCATCAGTTCGAGATTTGAATGCACACCGCTGGTCTTGATATGAACCCGGCCGCCAACAAAACAGAACACAATGACACTATCGGGGTGCATGTCGATAGCTTCCTGCAACACAGGCGTCGATGTGTTCTCGATGGTGCCCTTCGGAACGAGGCGCGTAACGGTGCTCATATCGCCACCCGATTGTCGAGCCAGCCGTACAGGAACGTCTCGTCTTTCTGACGCGATCGGCTCAGGTTGATATAGAACGCACCTTGCAGGCAGTTCAGCGCCCTGAGCATGACGTGCTCACCACGCGCGCCACGCTTCTGCAGGTAGGCCGTCAGCGCGCCGATCGTTGCCGGCCCGACATCGCCGTCTTCCGGTATGTCCTTGTAGTCTTTCTCCTGCCGGTTCAGCGCGTTCAGCGCGATCTGCAGAAACTCGCTGGCCCTGCCGACGCCGCAGTTGATCCCTGTGTCGAACAACTCCCGAGCGATCGGCATCGACAGTATCGAAACGTCATAGAAGCCCGATTCGTACCAGTTCTCATGCTCGTACATCGCTTCAGCAATCGAGCGCGGCATGTCCCGCATCGGTCCGGTGTAACCGAACTTGCGGGCACGGCGCGCGGTCACGCCCCATGCCGTCTCGCCGCCGCTGTCGTCCGGATCGTCACTGTATGGACCTTCCTTGTCGATGGCTTCGGCAATCAGATCGGCGACGGACGAGTTCATTCTGTAGCTCCCATATGCTGTCCGTGTGCAACCTTGCAGCGAGCTTCAACATTGATAAGTCGCCGATCCATGTCGACGTATTTGTCCTGATGGCGACGATCGATATCAGTCACCCGCGAATGCAGGTCGCCTTCGATCTTGGACAACTGACCCTTGATATCCTTGATCTCCCCCTTTATTCCGTTCAGCACATGAACAATGAGGAAACCGATTATCGCGAGCAGATATGGCAGAAACTGTTCCATTGCTTTTCCCTTCTCGCCTATGCTGGCGGGATGTTAAAAAAACTTCCTGTCAGCACCTTCCGCCCACTCCCACGTACCAAGTTCCCAACTCCAGAGCTTGTGCCATTCGTAGGGCAGCAGATGCGTTTCAATCGGGTACGTCTTGCGGTTGTCCAGCGCGAGCAACTTGCCATCCTGCTTGACGACGGTGAAAGCGTGGTAACGCTCGTGCTTCTCGGCGTCGCGCCACGGGCCGTCCGGCGTATCCTGAACCCTGAACGGCTCGACAAAAGCACACGTCAGGATCAGCGATTCCTTCGGCCATTGGAGCGCGCGTAGCGCGCGGTACTTGGCGACGGCAAAGTTGCTGCACGTCCCGCCGTCATCGTCAGCATCGATCGGTTCCCACAGCGGATCGACGCCAGCCTTGTACGGCAACTTGTTGATCGCAGCGTTAACTGCTTCGAGGTCGTCGGGACTCATCGCGCGCACTCGTCAGGAATCGGCACAGTCAGACAGTGCTCCAGCCAGCCGACCGGAGGCGGCGCAATCTCCCCCGTGCCGCGCAGTCCGCCTTGAGTGGCGCACCCACCGAGCGACAGCGCAAAGAGCACGCCTACGATCAGCATGGCGACAAAGACAAGTGTCGCTCTCATGTCCTGCCCTCCATCACTTCCTGCGCTGCGTCGTACTGCTCTTTCGTCAGGTCCGGCCAGCCGGCGTATCCCATCGTCCTCGCTGCATAGTCGCCCTTGTGCTGAATGACATACGGCGACTTGCCATC